AGCGCTAAGACCGCGTTGAAGGCTGCCTGCACAGCGGTGGCTGCAGTGGTGATGGCAGTCCATGCAGCAATTGCTCCGTTTACGATAAGCACAGCAGCTGCAATACCGCCGATAACACCGGCAATAGTCAAGAAGAGTCCAGTGTTGTCCGAAGCCCAATTGCCGAACTTGGTCAGGTACGGAAGCACAGCGTTTACAGCAGGCAACAAAGCAGCGCCGATGGACTCCTTAGTTTCAGCCAGCGAAACCTGCAAACGTTGAAATTGTCCTGCAGCCGTGTTTGCTTTAGTCGATGCAGCACCGCCAAAGGTGTCAGCGAGAACGGACATAGCGCCCTCAGCGTCAAGGCCATCCGCAATAAGACCCTTAAGTTTCGGATCTAACTTTGCCAGCGCCTTTGTGTTACCGCCATAAGCCTTAGCAAGCGCGTCTGTGACCGCTGAGAGAGGCTTGCCCGTGGCTGCAGCAATGTCCATTGCCAGCGAAGCGCCCTCTTGGGCTTTCTTGAGGTCGCCCGTCTGAGTGGCAAGTTTTGCTATAGCCGGTCGAAGTTCATCATCCGTGACACCGAGCAATTTGCCCTGAGTGCTAATCCAATCCTCATTGGCTTGAATCTGCATGTCAGTAGCTGTGGTGTTGCGCTTAATGGCAGCAGCAAGAACGTCCTGTGCTGCAGCGTCCTCAAGAGCGCCCTTGCCAGCGTCAAACAGTGCAGCGCCCAAACCAGCAACCGCAGCCGTAGCAGGAAGCAAAGCCTTCTTAAATGCAAACTTGGTTTTAGCAGCTGCACCGTCAAGCTGGGCAAACTCCTTCTTAGCCTTTTGGACACCCGAAGAGTCAAACTCGCTAAAAATGTTAAGTACAACAGACATGGCTAAATGTTCCCACCGCGTCCAACTTGACGCATAACTCTCGAGACCAAGTCTTTCAACTGACCTTCAACTTCGGCTTGCTTAACTTCGTAGGCACGGTAAAGAACTCGAGAAGGCTGACCGAAACGGCGGTCTAACTGCTGACCTAAATCACCTTTGCGAGCCATGTCAAAAATGGTTGCCTGAGTGCCACCCCAACGAATACCAAACACGCCCACATTTTGTTTAAACCCGAGCCCGGTATCACGGATCTTCTTGCCTGATGTAAACGCCTTCAAATTCTTACGAACCATCATCGACTGCCAGTGCATAATTTCCTTGCCTGACTTGCCCTTCCACGAATACTTCATACCCGACAACGGAGGGTCAACAGGCATACGGCCATACGCCTCCTGGATTACAGGCTGCACAATTTCCTTGAAGTCCTTGGTGACCTGCCTGCGAAGCTTCTTGTCAATGTCATTCAATTCTTTAAGAGCCTCTTTGAGACCAACGACTTCCATGCCAAATTCAGCGGCCACGTTTACTCTCCTTTGCTCTCTGCTTCAGCACATCCAACATGGTGTGCAGCTCTTCTGTGTCGAATGGGATTTGGTGAGGCCAGAAACCCGTCTCAACTGCTAACTCGCAGATGGTTCGGAGGTAACTGCCTCGTCCGTAGGGTTTGCAGCGTCCTCACCTACAACGTCAACCGACACAAGGCGCTTGATGTAATCATCAAAGACTGCTGGGACGGTGATGCCGCTTTGCTTTGCGCCTTCGAAGGCTAGGAAGGCGAGGTGTTCCATTGCGACACCGGAGGAAAGTTCTGAAGCGCGAATCTTGAACTTTCTCTCTAGTGCCACGATGGAGAACAGATTGGTGGTGACCTGATATGTGAGGCCGTCAGTCTGCTCGACTGCGAGTGTGATCTTCATTTTGTTTCTCCTGAAGGTTTACGGGTTTACGGTGCGGTTACGTCACGAACCCATGTGCCACCTGTGAAGGTGACCTCAACGGTGGCAAGTTCGCCCACGGTTGAGTTGATTGGGGTGAAATCGCTGAGCATGCAGTTGGTGATGATGTACTCAGGGTTAGAAGCTGATTCAGTGGTTCCTGATGGGGAAATGGTCAACACGGTTGAACCTGTGCCCACGCAAGAGTTGAGGATTGCTTCAACTTCTGAAGCGCCATAGCTGAGGAACAAAGTCATCGAGACTTCGACGTTCTGAAGACCAGCTGTGAAGCGGTGTCCAGTGTCGCCGAAAGCGGTGGACTCAAGCGAGTCAACGCCGACCATGACGGAAACGGCGTTTGCTTGGTCTGAAAGGTCAGTGGTGGTTGCGCCCTGCGTGATGTTAATCGTGGCATTGCTTAGGAATGTTGTTGTAGCCATGAGGGCTCCTTTTGGTTAGTTGCGCCGTACGGCTACGGCAACGGTGAGGTCGTAGGAAGGCAGGTCTTGCCCCCCAACGGTTACGAGGCCCGGACGAAGATCCGTGACCGCGATTGGTGAGTTCATTATTTGATCTGCAATTTGCATCAGGTAATCGCCTGCGTCTTGATTGCCCGGAGGCGGTGCCAGCACACGAAGTCGAAGAGTGATGTTGCCCACGTTGTATGTAAACGAGTCAACGGTTGGAAGTTCAATTAGAACCGACAATGGTCGAGCGTTGCGAGGGTCTGTGATAGGCACAAGGCTGAGTGCTGTGAGCGCTGTTTTACACGCAGTGACAGCCTCGTACAAGATGCCTGATGAACTCACGCGACTTGCGCCCTGCCACAGCCAAGCAGCTGCATAATGCGGTGAAGGGTGACAGGTTGAGCGAGGTTGCCCATCCCGTCAAAAGCGCCGTATGCGTCACCGCTAGTTCCGCGTTCACGGTAAAGCGTTGCTGCATACATGGTGGTTCCTAGTTCGACATCGGCACTGGGGACAGTGGACGCAGAGTCGGTGTAACCAGCCTCACGGCGTTTACGGAAGCACCAAGCGTTAGCAGCGCTTACACACTTAGCCACGAAGGCCGTGTCGTTTGCGGTTGCCACGTCAATGCCCAACCACGCCAGCACAAGCGCTGAGGTAGTCCATGCCGGGCTAACGGTGTAGGTGACTGTGCCAGTGGCGGTGTCATACACAACATTGTCGCCCGTATCGGCATAGATGATCTGGTTGGGCTTTGGGTTGTTGTAATCAAACTCCAAGATGCCGTACTCGTCCACGCGGACAAGTTCGTACTGCTCAATGGAGAAGACCGTGACGGTGCCGTTAAAGGTTGTGTCGGTTACGCCTGCGACAACGATGCTGTCACCGGGTTCCACTTCGGAAAGGGTCAGGGTCTGTACGGCTGCGAAGTTATCAACACGCGCGGCGTAGATGATTGTGTTTACAGACATACAGACCCTTTCCTAACTACCAGTGATTATGTGAGTGACACGAACTTCGTTGGGTCAATCATCAACGTGGCAAAATAGCCATGGAACGAGAGAACTCGCGACAAAGTTGATGGTGACTCCAATGTGAGCGCTCCACGTTGCTGTTCGAAGATCTCGAAGCCTGTTGGATCGCCAACGATGACGGTGTCTGCTGCAAAGTTGCGGTCAACGACAATGCGAAGACCGAACGCAACTGCGTCAGCTGAGTTTGCCTGAATTGTTCCGAAGGCGTTCATTGGGCCAACTTGTGGGAACAACGGACGACCAGTGGTGTCTGTCAACAAACCGAGCGATGCCCACATGTTTGGAGCAAGGAACAAGTGTGTTGGCAGGTTGCCGTTTGAGTTGGTCAGAATTGTCTGCGCAGCTGCGAAGATGTCTGTGACCCACTCGGAAGGGCTCGCTGGATCTGTAAGAACACGAGTCTGTGTCTGACCTGAAAGCAAGTTGTCTGCAGCAACATTGTCGGTGGTGTTCGCATAGATGCGAGCCATGTCATCGAGAATGAGCTGAACAACAGCGGGATCTGACCACGATTCATCCTGAAGGGACAAATTCACGTATCCACCGTAGGTGCCCTTGGTGACTTGGTTGTCGGTCACCACATAGGTGCCTGACTGAAGCGCTGCGTTTTCACCAGACTGTGCAGCCATGGAAACGTGGGTTGTGACTTCGGGACGGATAAAGACTTTGCCAGATCCGGGCATTGCCTTCGCACCGATTGCGTCAACCACTGGACGGAAGCCAATGAAGTTGTTGTAAACAGGCTGAACGATTGGCAACGGAAGGATGCCAGGTGTGTCAGTTGTGGTGACGTCAGGTGCAGCTGCGCGAAGTGCTTCTGACATTTCAAGCCACTGATCGCCACCAGCCATTGCAGCGGCGATGTATTCGGCAGCGGTTGGCAACTTTGCCACGCGCTTTGCAGCCGCGAAAAGCGGTGCGGTAGGAACGATTTCAGCCGAAGCCTCAACCGTTGGGGTTACGTCAGACATGGTTTCCTCCTCAGGAATGTCTAGGGGTTGGGGTTCGACAACTTCTTCTTCTGACTCTTCGTCAGGCTGGGAAGCAGCGATTTCTGTGATGACCGCGTCTGCAAATGCAGGTTGTGCGACCAACGAGATCTCAACAAGGTTGGCTTTAGAAACGACCATCACGCCGTTCTTGTCAAACTTGTATTTAGTGGGAATTGCGCCAACACTTACGGAGTCGTAAGCGCCAGCCTTCACTAATTCAATGGCCTCATCGCTTGCGCGAGTGTTAGCGAACTTTGCTGTAAACAGCAGACCTTCTTCGGCTTCAACAAGTTCGGTGACGACACCGCGCAGCTGCGTCATGTCGTGACCCTCAAGAAGTTTTGGTGCTTTTGCGTTTACATCAAACGCACCCTTGCGGAAGGAAATTTTCTCGCCACTCGACACCACCGCAGGCGTGTCCCAAGGAACGGCCACTCCCGTAATTGTTCGGGGGCTGTCCTCTCCTGCGGCAGCGTCAAGCGTGACGGGCACGGCTACAAACTCAATCTTCACAACTCATCATCCGTTTCATTGTTGGGCATCCCAGTTGGGGAACTCTCTGAATAGTCATCTTCGATATCAAATTCGACAAAGCGGTTGCGAGGCAGAACTTGTGCGCTGGAAAGGGTTTGCTCAATAGCGTCCATGTAGATACGAGCGCCAAACAAGTAGAGATCCTGACGGGCTTGTTGTGCGTTCTGATAAGTCATTGAGGCACCCTCAGTGGGTGCGCTCACGAGGTACGCAGGGACGTTGCAAAGGCGAGCCATCTCAAGCGACTGGTACTTGCGCTGATCGGAAATGACTTCCTGCGGAGAATGATTGAACTCTTTGAACTGCACCTGACGCGACAAAGCACCAATAGCGTTTTGTTTACGGGCTTGAGCCCATGCTGATGCAAGGTTTCCAAGATCATCACCGGACATGTCTTCGCCATCAATTTGTTGCAGGTAGCCCGGGACAGTTTCGAGCGAGGCAAAGCGGTCTGCACTCTGGTTTAAATAGATGTTGGTGTTAATTGCTTGAGCGCCAGTCTTCAAGATTCCCTCGATAGGGCTAATGAACTGGATGACGTTGTTGACATCAAGCTTTTGTCCGTTGAACTCAAGCTCATCAGATGGGCCGTAGAACTGTGGGATTCCGCTTTGCTGAGTGCTGGACACATTTGCAGCTGGAAGCCATGTAAACGAAGCAGGCAACCCGGTGGAGTAACGGGTCTGCACATAGGCGTACGCCACACCGTAGAAGAACATGTCACTGAAGATGTTTACAAAGAAGAACGTGCGCGAGACTTTTGGATCTGGTTGTTCCATCCAAGGCTCAAGAGGCAGGTACACCTCGTCATAGTCTTCGCCGTTCCACTGCTTTGAGTAATGCTTAAGACCTACCGAGCCGATGATGCCAGCGAGGAGATCCCGTGAACGTGAAACTGTCGGGATGCTCAAGGCGCGGACTTCAGCCGACCCAGTTTGATAGGCGATGAAGTTGCCAACATAGGACGCGCCAGCAGCAGCCTGCACAGGTGCAGATGCAAAAGCGGCTGTTTCAACTTTGCGTGAGAAAATACCCATCCACTCGGAGTCTTACACAAGGTTGTTGCAAATGCAACTATCTTGACGAACCCATTGTCGGTTTATTTCCCTGCCCGGGTCTCGACACCATTGCAGCTGCAACGATGAGACAACGGCACGCCTCAATGGGCCCGGGTGATCGCTGGGACGAAATTGATAGTGCGCCACCCTGACCGCGGATTAATACGGCTCTGTTTACATGTTCCGCAAGAAGGATCTCGCCCGTGTGCTTCACCCTGTCCTCGTTGATGAGACCCTTAACGGTGGACGTGTATTTGTTTATTTCGCCGTAGCCCCACTGCACCGTCCTGCGCTGAAACTTCTCGGGCGTGTGAATAAACAGAGAAGGCGTAATTGCCAGCTGCGTTTTAGGTTCACGCTCTAACGACGATGTGATCTGTTCCCACATTTCAGCAATCGACTCGGTCTGAAACTCAACGGAGGCAACAATGTCGCCGTCTGTATTTTTGCGACACCAAACCCCGACATATTTTGAGTCGTCAACCGCGGAGTCAACCGCCAGCACCGAAGTCGTGCCATCCCACTCGGAGTTTTCTGTAAACCGTTTTGCCCACTGCCCCGGCGGAATCCACGAAGATGCAGCACTCACCCACATGTTGCAGTGAGCGCGAAGCCACTGTGATCGGTCAGGGCTGGAGTGTGCAGCTCGAAGCGACTTGAGCGTGACCGTGCGAGGCATGCTCGGGTTTGCGTAGCCCCAATAACGCTCGTCATCTGGGGAGACCGACTCAGGCACCGACCACTCAGCCATGTACAACTCACCCGGCTCACCCTTGTCAATTTGCCCGATGGCCTGCTCCCTCAGTTTCTTCAT